TCCCTTTCTTTCGCTTATCGCCTTGGTCGCAATACGGTATCCGTTCAGCCACTCATCCCCCGACAGTGTGGTATCGGGTGATGTGTCGTTTGCGGTTGAGGGATCTACCTGATTCGTAAACTGCGGAACTCCGCCGGGGTAGATTATCCTCTTATATGCGTAGATGTACCCATCGGGAAGCACGTACAGCTTTGATGTGTCCGTGCATTCCGAGATGTCGTTTGCAAATTCGGGGGCGAGCTGCTCCTTTTCTGCGATCGCGGAGGAGAGCGTGCTTCCGAGTTCAATTACATCGCTGTTTAACGCATAGTCATCTTTTGGCTGTGCATACTCCTGTACATATTCCTCAGTTGCAAGACCTGTAAGGTCAACTTCCTCTACCTCAAATGTTTCTTGTGCTTCTCTTATGATACTTTCTCTATCCTCTTCAGTAAGAAGCGTTGTATCATCCGCGAGTTTTTTCAAAGATGCATATTTATTTCCATCCTCATCTCTGTAATATACACCTTCAACATTTAATTTCACCAGATCAAGAAGCTCCGACCATGGCAGCTTTACGGGGGTTTCGTCTGGTTTAGCTCCCATGATCCAATTTAATCCGAGAGCATCTTCTTCCCCAAGTGCCTCTATGTTTGCCGGACTTGGCATTCTTGACGTGTCGATAGGATGCACATGATCTGCACGAGCTGCCTCAGGCGATATTCCGGAAGCAGCCGTGCCGTCCATAATTGGAACGGAATCGGATAGATCTGTACCCGGACCGCCTCCCCGGAGTGATTCCAACCATTCCTCCTCTGTACCCGTGAATCCGTGCTTTACCGCAATAGCGTAAGCTGAAATATAATACCCCATAAGTTCTCCTTTCCCTGATGCAGGATCGTACATCATAGCATACCATGCCGCATATTCATTCCACCATTCTCTGAACAGCTCCACCGAGTTTGAATACGTGTTATACTCACCGCGTTCAAAGTCTATCATAGAGCAAAGGTACGCACGGTAGATCTTCGAGTGTGGCTCCGTCACAAGAAGCTCCGTCTCAAGATCATCCATGGTGTAGGTTATAGCATCCGCAGGTGACATGAGAAGGATCTCGGTCTGAACCATTCCCTCGATCTCATTTATCCAGATAAGCAGAACGTCATCTGAAAAAGCATGGGAGGGAGACTCCGGTCTCACCCCCCTTGCGTAAGCAATAAGTTCTTTTACCTTCATAGCCTCTCTCCCATATGTATGAAATTACGCTCCGATCAGAGTTGAACCGGTAGGAACACCGCCGACGGCAAAGCCTCTCCAATCGTGGAAGCCTGCGGTAAATCTCGCAGTACCGTGCCAGATGTTGGCGTCAGTCTTGTCCTCGATATAGGATCTGATCTTAAGAGCACGTCTGTCCTGGAACACAGCACTTGCATAGTTCTGGTTGTACTTGCTCGACATCACCATCCAAGGAGTAACACCGGACTCAAGGAACTGATCGAGATGCTTCCAGAGGATAACGTTCCAACGGCCGAAGTGGTAGTTGAAACCGTTGTTGGAGCTTGTAGGTTCCTTGTCCGCGCCGATAACAGCGAATACCTTCTTCAGAAGCATAGGGCTATCGGGGATGATGATGGTGTCGGGGACGATGTTAAGCAGATTACCGCTGTCACCCTTGAATCCACGCATAGCGCACTCAATGTAAGACAGAGCATCCTCGGAGAACTCGTCCTTGAAGCAGTTGGACTGAACAGGTATCGCATCCGTTATAGAAGGATGATCGGGAGCGAAGAAGTTCCTTGTGTCAGCACCCGCAGTGGAGAAATCATGGCCGTTAATGGTGATCTTCGTGTTAGCGGTACCGCCGTTCATCACAGCACCGGCAAGGATATTCGCACCGAAACTTTCTCTTGCTGTGTGGTAGCCGTCGATAAAGCTCATGGGAGCAGACTCGAAGTCGATGAGCTGAGAATCCTCAACCATCTCCTCGGTTACAGCAAATTCATTCTTCCACGTCATGTTGACGAGGATAGAAGAAAAGCCTTCCTGCATAGTGTCCTCAGGAGCTGCGCCGTTCTCACCAACGGGGAGAAATCCTTTCATAGCGGTCATGCCGGTTCTCTTCTCAGCCCAGTGCGAGGATTTTTCCATCTTGAAGATGTTGGGAAGCATGCTCTCCTTCTCAAGGACGCTGTCCTGCTTCTCAATAAACAGCTGAATAGGGGCCTGCGAATTACCATAGACGGAATTCGCAACGCCGGAAGCTTCGTCAAAAATTACTGCCATAAATTATTCCTTTCGTTATTTTTGATTTGATTTGTACTTTGCATAATGTTTAGCGATCTCGGCATCCGTAATGCCGGGGAACATTTGTCGGTACTTTGCAATAATATCGGAAGGTACCACAATACCTTCGCCGCCTCTTACCTTATCCGGTACCTGATGGGCCGTAGATGCAGCCTGGGAGGCAGCTTGTCTCTTTCCTCTCTCCACTGCCGCAGCGGTAATCTTGTCAAAGAATACCGTTCTGTATGCATCGGAGGGGGAATATCCTTTATTCACGAGCCCGAGAATAAGATCATGCTCGGGGAGCGCAAGAAGATCTTCCTCCGTCTGTATCGAAGGATCCATCTCGGTGATCTTCGCAAGATCTTCCGCAAAAGCGGATCTCACCTCAGCCTCACGCATCCTCTCCGTGTATTCCTTTGCCGCCTTCACAGCAGGATGATTGTCAATCATTGCACCAACACGTGCAGTGAGATCATCCGCAGGAGCAGGATCGGTACCGGTCTGTGACGGCCCACGTCTCGCAAATCTGCCGGCACTGTCTCTTGCCGGCTCAGCTTCAGGAGCAGGTGATGGGTTTACAGGAGGAGTCTGAGCTTTTGCGGCATTTGCACGTTTGATCTCAGCGATCATTCGAGCACGTTCCTCCTGCCTTGCCCTCTCCCTCTCACGTTCAATACGCTTTTCCATGCGTTCTTCATAATTCCTGCGTCTTGCCGCAGCGGAAGCATTGGGATCTGTGACAGGATCCTCACCACCATCGTCCGTAGGCGCATCGGTACCGTTATTGGTACTGACATCGGCATCGGCACTATCAGCAGGATCCGCCGCAGGTTCTGCTGCAGGTTCGGGTTCGGGAAGCTCTACACCGAGAGCCTGTGCATAATCTTTTTCTTCAAGTCCGTTCATTGTTATAGCCTTTCTTAAGTTGGATTTTTACTCTGTTCCGTGAGTAAGGATTTTTACGCTATTCCTGTGCGTAGGGATTTTTACTCTGTTCCCGTGAGTACAGTCATTACCTTGACAGAAGGATGCAGCAAAGTGCTGCGTTATTGCAGCATTCCGCTGCGCTTGTGACAGAGCGCCTTACTTGCCACTCTTACCGTTTCTCAGATCATTACCGCGAATGACCTTACCGTTACCGACACCGGAAGCACCGGAGTCGAAAGGAGCCTTCACCATCTGAGAGCCGGTGTTCTTGATCCTGCCCGCATAACCGGGACGACCTTTTCCGTTCTTCATACCTTGTCCTCCTTTCATGGGGAATTTATATACCCGGCATCACGGCATCCCCGTCGGGGATACCGGTATACCGTTTATACCGTTTGCCATAGGCACTGCCTGCATCTGTGCCTGAGCTGCAGCCAATGCCTGTTCCTCCTCTACCTTCTGCCTGAAGATCCGTGCATTTGCGGCAGCACCGGGATAGTGCTGCTCGTCCATCTTCTGCCAGAAAAGAAGTCTCGTTTCGTTTGCAGTAGGATCTCCGTACGCACCGGAGGTGTAATTACCTCTGATCTCCTGCCACATAGCCTCACGGTTAGTAGCAAGGGAGGATGCACTGTCGCAGGAGAATATAAAGGAGTCATCCCACCACAGCTCACCGAATTCATCACGGCGAAGGAAATCGTATCTGTCGAACTTTCTGTATGCGATCTCACCGCCGTCAGCTCGGTACGGTACCGAAATGGGGCGGTCTGCATAGGCGAGCAGGAACTTGAACATCACCTCGTAAAGGCGGCCGAAGGCTGAAGCCTTGCATACGGACTTTGATTCAAGTCTGCCTGCAGACTGCTTCGCCGCAAAGTCCTTCGCAACACCGCTTGTGGCTGTAGGATCACGGCGCCCGAGGAAGGAGTCAGTGATACCGATGGCCTGCTTCATCTCCTCGTATACTGCATCAAGGTGTACACGGTCCTGACCGATCTCACCCTGAAGGGTATAAACACCGACAAGACTTGCCTCTTCAGGCTTGATGCGGATCACCTTCATGTTTTTTCCGCCTGCAGTCGTAATCTTCACGTTAGCAGGTAGGCTGACGAGAGATCCAGCCTCACAGAGCTTCTCTGCAATGGCACCTTCGAGACGGTTTATCATGTTCTGCAGACTCTCAAGCTTGTCCACGTCGGATGTGCCCAGGAACCTGCCGTATTCCGAAATGTTCTTCTGCAGAACCACGGGATATACGTCGGGTACGTAGTTCGGGATCTTCAGAGGTTCGGGATCCAGTACGTTTGCGCTGTCCGGAGCGAGCACCGAACCGTCATACAACTCAAGTGTGTCGTACCTCTCCTCAAATCTCTCTGCAGAATCACTTACACGGGAGGATCCGCAGCTCTCGCACGTTCCTTCACCGGACAGAACGATCTTTCCGCAGTCCTCACACCGCATCAGATGTCTCGCCTGGTAGTCATCGGTGTATTCGAGAACCGTGTCACCTACAAACGACACACGACCGATAGCACCGGAATCGGAGCGGAAATATCCAACGATTTGACTGACCATATCGTTCTCTGCCTGAGCCTCCTCAAGAGAATCCATAGATGCCTTTACCTCGGGGAACTCCTCACTCTCATCCGATACGTCAACACCGTATCTGCGGCGTATGTACTCCTTCGTCTGAGGCAGGATCAGGAATATATAGTCCATGTCCTCAACGTCCGTGTAAACACCGGGCTGAGGAATGATCTGCTTCGGATGAAGATACGTCACACAAAGCTCACCCTTGCTGCGACCACGACGTGCAGTGGAATCCCACTCAACGAGATAGGCTGCACCGCCCTGAACGGGAACGATACGTTCCATCATATCGTTCACATCCTCAAAAGGCATACGGTCCATCTCACTGCGGAGAAGATCCTCGATCTCCTTTGCGAAATCCTCATCCTCAGCATCCATGGGAGATACCTTCGGGAAAGGGAAGTAGCTCTGTACCTGAGCCTCGATCAGCTCAGCTACGACGTTTCGCAGATGAGGCGTGTTCTTTGCCTCGTCTCCCTCGAATACGGGCGTTATCTTGTTTGTCCCGAGATAGATCTTCTCCCTTTTCGTCATATCCGCAAGAGCACCGGCGTACGCCGTGTACGCTGCTTCAAATTTCGCCTTCCATTTTTCAGCCTTCGTCATCTGATTTTCAGTAAGCTTCGCCAAATCGTAAAATCTCCTTTCGCTTTACCACTTCTTACCACTTCACATTTTGATGTTATAAATTGCTTTTCGGCACGAAAAGCACCTCTTACCTCTTCACTCTTACCTCTTATCTCCACGTTCTCAACGTGGCGCACCCCACATCTTTATCATCATCTGCCGTTCTGACTCCGAGCCGGCATTGTAATCGTCCCACATATCCTTCGTCCAGGGATCCTTCGCCTTCTCCACACCGGGAACGATGATCTTCGGCGACGGTGCCTGACTCCTTGCCGCATATGCTATGGCAAGAGCCATCACACAGTCATCGTGTGCACCGGCTTCAGCCTCCGGGCGAAATTCCGCATTTCGCACGAACGTCTGCATCTCCTCCAGCGTCACCCGATCATGGATCGCAGACACATCATCCCGGAAAGACTCAACCAGATAAGCAATGGCAAGCGGACGTGTCTTTGAGTCCGTCACCCATCCGTGTTTCATCTGCATCTTACCCGTGAAGGTGTCAAGCACCTCACGAACGTATTGCCTCGGGTATCCCCACTCACGGAGCTTCCTCACCACGTATGTGGAGAAGTTCACCTCCACCGCAAGGAGAGCACTGTTGTACATAAGCCCAAGACAGTACAGCTGAGCGGCGAACATCTCTTCACCGTCCTGCATCCTGAGCGTGCATACCTGCTCACCCGTCACCGCATCGATCACCTGACCTACAAACCAGTCTGAACCTGTACCGGCAGTGTCGGCGCCGATAACGTAGCTCTTACCCTCTTCGGGATTCTTATAAATGCGAATAATACCGTTTCCCGAGCCGTCAGCAGCTCCGAGATGAACGAATTTTGCATCGATAGGCTTCTGCCCCTCGGGAGGAATATTCTCAAAATAACCGACTTCTCGCGGCTCTGAGAGAGATGTCAGCCTCTCCGAGATCAAACGAGCATTGAATACCGTGCGGCCCGTAACTCCCCATTGACCGAGGCAGTATACCTGGTAGTAGTATTCATCTGTCTCACGGAAGTGCTCAAGCACCTCCGCCGACTCCACGGGCAGGAATCTGTTGTCGAGATACGTGGATTCCGAGATTCTCGCACGGGGATCAGGTTTGTCGAAGAACCTTGCCTTCAGCCAGTGAGTAGCACTGACCGGGTTAAAGGTAATGATCGTCTGCTTGTAGTACGGGCTGGGATCACGAAGTCTGATGTCAAGCTGTGACAGATCCCTCTCCTCAAGCTCCGTCGCCTCCTCGATCCAGACAGATGTGATGTGGTGGATCGACTTAAGTCTCTCAACGTTGTCAAGACCTCGAAGCAGGATCTCCGATCCGTTGGGGAACGTAAACGTCATGTTTGTCACGTTCACCTTCACGTCAAGATCGGGATAGTGCTCACCGAGATGAGAACGGAGCAAGGAAAAGCATGAGTCACGAAGATCTTTGCCGACCTTTCGCACTACAAGCTGACGGTGTCCCGCTTCTCCGATAGATCTCCATAAAACCTTGTCAGCGGCAAAGTGACTCTTACCGGATCCACCACCGCCCTTGAGCACAAGGTATCTCTTCCTGCAGAAAAGAAGCGGCTGGAACTTATCGAGCGTCCGATCAAGAAGATGCCCGAGATCCACAGCTGCAGCATAAGCTGCATCTATCTCACGACTCGTCATCGTCTTCAAGGCACTTCACCCTCTCCGAGATCCGATGAATGTACTCCAGCTTCTGATCTGAAGTCAGCTCGGCAGATCTGTCGATACTGCCAACAGCAATATCCTCACCCTCGGAATAGTTTCTCTCAAGGTTGATCTCCACAGCACGAATCCCCTTCGTCCGTGTCATAAGCTCATGCAGAAGAAAAGATCTGATCTTCTGTTTTACCCACGCTCCGACAGCACTCCACTTCTCATCGGTACTGATGTACCTACGCCAGGTCTCCCGTGAGATCCCGAGATAAATACAGAGAGCTGTGATGGACGGTGGTACCGCGTATTCGATGTATTGAATCGGTGCACCGTCGTCATTGAAAATGTCACGGGACTCAAATATGTCGTGACCATATTTATCAATCTCACCGGTGGGAACCCTCTCACTGGCAGTAACCGTCCTGGATATAGAGCGAAAGTATTCCTCGCAGGAGGCACGAAGAGCTGCTGCGCTTTTGTATTTCTTTTCTGCCACGTGTCAGCCCACCACTCCCTTCGGTCGTTTGGCGATAGTTTCCTTCGCTATGCAGAGGCACAGCGATTCTGCTCCGCAGAACCGGAAACAATTCGCTCCTTCACCCTGAAACGAATTCTGTCGAAGCAAATCCTCACCCCACCGCTTCGCTTGGGTGGTTATCCCTTTACTGTCGAGAGCGACAGCAATTTTACTTCGTAAAACCGGAATCCCCACCCCTTTCCCGTTCCGATCGCTATGCCGGATACTCCATCCCGGTACCTATACAATACCACCCTTAGGGGGTCGTTTAATTGCAACTTTGTCCGTAGCACGGGCAGGCAATCACCGGCACAGCTCCACCTAAATGTCAAAGAGTTCCCACGCGGATCAAGACGTCGTATAATAAAAAAGATCCGGGAAGGATCTCTCCCTCCCGGATCGGGTATTATTTGATTAAATCGGGGTTGTCGTAGATGTTGCCGATGACTTCATAAGTGTTACGCTCACAATCATATAACGGCATAAAACATCCCTCTATATACTTAACCTCTTTTATTTCAGTTTCAGAGTGCGGATAACAACCGATATCGTATATAATCGAACACTTGATAATATCACCCTCGAAGATCTTCCGACCGTTCTTGTCGCATATCCCGGTGTACTGGCCGACAGTTTCGGGAAATACTTCACCGTAGCCGTAAATGTGCGGTTTCCCATCATTACCGTCCTGCAAACGTACAAGGTCACCGAATACCCATTGCCCCCTTTTCCATCGTTGGCCGTCGGTTTTCGCTATTCCCCTGAATAGAATATCACGCATTTTTCTCATCACAGCTCAATATGTTCGATCTCAGCTCTGACCTCAAGCAGATGCAGGTACTCTCCCATTTTTCTTTGATGTTCACGAAGCAGATAAACAGGGCAGTCATGTTCCGGTGCTACAACACCTGCTTTATAAGAAGCTGCAATCTCAGAAGCTTCAATCTTCGTGTTGAACTTCTTCAGCTTCTCATAGCGGATCTTCGTCTGCTCATACTCAGCTCTGAAGCGTTCTTTGTAATCGGACGAACGCATCATCTCGATCGTGTGATCGAAAGCAGTGATCTTCGCTTCTTGTGCTAATGTACAAGGTGTCGCGTTCTCCTCCGCAGATGTACAAGGTGTCTTGACCTGTGCTGTTTCAAGAAGGTAATCGATGATCTTTTCCACATCCTCTACAGGAACATTGATGCTGATCAAAGTCTCTCCTTCCGGACAACCTTCTCTCCCTTTTGTGAGTTTGACGTCAAGTGATTTTGCCAGTTCAATAATTTTTTCATTTTCCATTTGAATTCTCCTTTTTGTTTTTGATTTATGTGTTTCCATCCACCCCGGGGTTTCCGGGTTCCATTAGAATCTTCTCATCATTCCTCACCCTCCTTTCCATACATCTTCGCACCGCAGTTCGGGCAGAAGTGCCACTCTTCCTGTTCCCGAGGATGCGCTGCATAATTGCATCTGGAACAAAAATACATACAACCACTTTTCCCAAGCTTCCACTCCCCATGCTTCACTTCCACAACATCGGCTTTGTTACAGAACGTAGAACACCGTTCTTCGATATTGGGTATCTTGTCACTTATTCCTTTAGAAACATAATGCCATACGGCTTTATCTCTTTCAGTTGGAATAAAACCACTACACGCTTCATAGTGCAAACATTCCTTACAAGTTGCCATCACCCTCACCCCTCCATTCCATTAACGCCTTCCGGTAAGCCTTCCTCTTCTGCCGGGTGTCCTTCCAGTTCCGATGAGCTCTGTACCATCTCCAACGGAATAACATCTCTCTGAGTTTTCTCATACTTCCTCCTTTTCTTATCAAAACCACACAGCACTTATCAAGCTGTGTGTAAAATTTAACTTCTTAAATACCGGATTTAACATCCGTAACGTGCATCTTTTCCGGGATCATGCAGGTAAGGACACAAATGTCCCTTCCATTTTACGCACGCACACGCACACGGGTGCTCCCCCGCACGTGCGTTTCGTGCCACAGTCGATTTGCTCAGTTTAGCCTTCTCCAGTGGGAGAAGGGGGACCGCGTCAGCGGTGGATGAGGTGTCATTTATAAAACATCATGCACCTCCACGCATATGCCTCCTCGCATATTCCACGTAGAATCTCTTAACAAGCCGGGACAAAGTAGAACAGTCCATGTAATATTTCTGCGCTGTGTAGAGCTGAGAATCGTGCTTCGTCAGGCACTCGAACAAAGGTCTACGGTATTCTTCACCTCCGATCTCGCACACCAGGGAACCGATAACAGCCTGCACCTCTATAGGTTGCCTGGAGTAAAGCTGGCATATGGTGTATATGTACGCACATTCGTCAGCCGTCAGCCCCCATTTTCCACCGTACTTGAATTTCAATTCCGCCTTACCATCCTTTCCGTATCCCTGCGACTAATATCTATCTTCCTAAGTCTAAGCGTCACGTAATACCCACCGTTCACCTCGTTTTCCATCTCACGTGGCAGACTTACCAGCTCCCATCCGGGGTAGAGCTTCTCCACCACAGCTGCAGCACCGGCAAAGGATCCTGCACAAGCTGCAGCATCTCTCTTGGTCATCTTATAATCGTTGACCTTCTCCTGAGGCTCCACGAGATTTCTGGAAGCACACCAACGCTTGCCCCATACCTCAGCCTGCTTGAGGATGTATACCGCAAGACCGGCAACCCCGTCCTCACCGAACTGCAGGCGTCGGGAGTTGGCACGGCCGAACTTCCACATTCTCTCAAGCTCGTCACGATCGATATCATCAATACCGTTCACGATCAGGTGATGGTGATACCTCCCCGAGCGGGATCCCTTTTCGGTCACGCATATGTACTTCAGTTCCTTGCCGAACTTGGCATATCTCCTTTTGATCCGCTTCAGGTAATTCTGTATGTCCTTCTTCGCACGTTCATCCGAATCCGGAAGCCATCCGTAACGGTATGTCAGATGTATGGTGAGATCCTCTTCGGTAAAGTTGGAGTGTATAAGCCTGATGAGACGTCTCTCCGCATTGTGCTGATTGAGAGCAGCCTGTACCTCTGTTGTGGGCCTGCATTTCTTGCGGCGGACCTTTTTACCTGTGGAAGGAGAAAAAGACTGAAAAACAGGAAAGATATCTATCTCAGCGATCCCGTTATCCGATAGACTGTAGTATTCAACTGTACGGTAGAATGTGTTGCCTCTCATAAACATCTCCGTTTCTTTTAGACTCCCCCAATGGCAACCGGGTATCGGTCGGAGCTTGACCGATACCGTCACCATCGTGTGATGAACATTATGTACCGGCCGAGCTTAGCCGATATTTGCCTATCCGTGCTCACGGATTGTCCGTTAAGATAATATAGTATACAAGGCCGAACTCGCGTGCGTGCGTGCGTGTGCACGTGCGCGTGCGCGAGTGTGATTATAATGAATATTGAAATTGTTTTGGTTGGGGATTGCCGGAGTTGAACCGGCTTCTGTGGTGCAATGACTCCACAGCGCAACCGTGCTATCCCATATGAGGATCCTCCGAAGAGGATCCGTTAATCATTCCTCCGTCTCCCAGCTCGTCCTCACAAGCGGGGAGAACTTACCGAGATTCCTTACAAACTCCGGTCGTCTCTCACCCGGTACGAAATTCTCTCTTCTAATGCTGTCCGGGAACCCGGCACCGCCCTTCAGCACACCGAGCTCATCCTCCCTCAGTCCTATGAGCACCGGGATCGGAAATATAACTATATCACCAAGCTTGTACGAGTGCTCGAATATCTTCTCCCCGGTGATGAGATTGAATGAGATCACCTCAAGATTCTCCTCATCGATCTTCGTCACAATACACCGTGACGTACCGTGCTCGTGTCCGTTTCCTCCTTTTTTCTGCTTCACCCCGTATAAAGTGCACCCAAGAGTGCAATCGAAGGAGAGC